CCAAGCAGTTCCACTTAATGAACCGGATGCAATAAAAATAATCGCACCAACATATTCTGACCAGGTATCACCGCCTACTGAATATGTCCAAGCAGTTGCAGATGCAACATAAATGCCATTTTCTGCGGAATTGGTTTGGTTTTTAACTAATACAGTATCGCCAGCAACAAGGGTTACGCCATTAATGGTTTGTAACCCTGATAAAGTAATATTCCCGGAAGTTGCAGTCAATGCTGGGGCTTTCCAGCTTAATCCAGCGGCAAAATAGTCAACATATTGTTTGTTAACAATGTCAGTTGGACCAGTTGCGGCAGTAGTAATGGTGCCGGTTGTTGTTGCAATGTTAGTAAATACACCCGTTGAAGGGCTTGTAGAACCTATTGGGCTTGAATCTAACGTACTGTTAGTAATCGTTAACCCTGATTGAACGGGGTTAGCCGTTGCGTAAAACGATACGCCTTGGCCAATAAAGGTATTAAAGGACCCATCTAAATTGAAGTAGGCTTGAACTGGTAATAAATTCTGTACCACAGAATTAGATGGGTTGGCCATAGAATTTCCTAATTATTGTGCATCTACTGGTGTTACATACAATGTTGAAGAACCGCTGGGTGTAATAGCCGAAACATAATACGGCACAGTTGGCACGGCCAAAATTACGGCAGTATTTTCATTAATAGTGTAATCACCAGGGGTTCCAGCTACTGGATGCACGGCGTTTGTAGCAACGTGTGCAATAGCTACTGAAATAGCCGATGCTCCAGTATTTGAAAATTCAGCCCAATTTATTTGATCATTACTATTTGTGCTAATTAAAACTGGTGTAGAAGCACTTGTAGTAACCGCAATAATGGTTGTTTTTCCAACTGGTCTTATTCCAATTGTAGTAGTCATGATTACACCACGCTTGCTGGAATTGGGCTATCTTCGCATTGTGAAATTTTAACTAGCAAAGTACCGGCAGTTTGAGTAGCTGAAGAACCAGTAGAGTTTACTAAACGAACAACAATTTGATTTGCAGTATTTGAATAAGCATTTCCAATTGAAATACCAGTTACTAAAGCGGCATCAAATTGTGCTTGAATAAAATCGTTTGGTTGAACGCCTGGAACAGTAATAGTTACATCACTTGTTGTACCAGCAATAGTGGTTGATGGAAGGGTTACTTGAACCATTGATTGGGCAAGAATGTTGCCACGGCAAATAGTAGTTTTTGACATGATATTTTCCTTAAATGAGGATGATTAATTATAAGCGTAAAAAGGAAAAAAACCACCCTTTATGGGGGTGGCTTTCCTCACTATTTCCTATTCCCTATTAAGGTAGGAAAGTTAAGTCGTAACCGTAAACATATACGTCCATAGTAGCGGCCGCACCTTGTGCAGTACCTACGTTAACGTACAAGTTTTGACCGGTTTGTGCCGCAGTTGAAGCAACAGTACGTTGGCTTACAACGGTTGAAGCACTTAAAGCTGACAATGCGGCGTTAGCTACGATTCCTGTACCACCAGCAGATGGTGCAGTAAACAAGCCAGCGGCGGCAGTTGTCAAACTTGTTGATGCGTTAGTGAAAATAACGTTGGAAACAGAGTAGCTACCAGTATTTAAAATTGGTAGAACTGTATCGCCAGTTGCGTTTACGTTAACACCCTGATAAGAAGCTAATAGGCGAATAGCCTGGTTAGTTGCTAGGTTCGATGGGTGATTTGTTACGGTTGTTGCTGGTCCTGGATTTGCCATGATTTTAATTCCTTAAATTTAGTTAAAAAGTAGGGGTTACCCCCTACGATTGATTACGATGCGATACGGCAAGCCAATTCAGGGTACAAAGGTGCCCAGCCATAAAGAACGTCTAAACGAGTAGGAATAGAATCGTTATTGATGGTGTATTGGCGCACGACACGGATTGACAAACCTAGTTCTTTATCAGAAGCACGGCCAGCAAAATGAACGCCTTCAGGCAATTCCAAGTCAGCACAAGCTAAAGTAAACGCATTGCGGTGCATTAAAATGTTCTGTGGTGAAGTTACGCCAGTATTGTTAAATGGTGTAACTGTCTGTGAACCGCTTGATGTAACGCTTACGTTTTGGAACTGACCAGCAGTAATAACGGCTGGAACTACGGTAACAGTTGCAGTACCGCCTGAACCAATTGCAGTTGTAGATTGAACTACAAAGTTACGCAATTTGCCATATGACTGACGGTTTTGTGGGTTAACCGCAAATACGCCAGCAATAGTAAATGTATCGCCTTGGTTCAATGTAGCGGCCGCAGAAGTAGCACCAATAGTGATGTTGCTTGAATAAGCCCATCCGCTAGTTAGGAAGCCAGTTGCAGTTGTTACGTTGCAAGATAAAGTAGCAGAAGAATAAGAACCAAAAGTTTGTGAAACAACGTTTTGATCCATATACCAGTTCATACCACCGGAATCACGGCCCATCAAGCCTTTTGTGTATTGGCTAGAAATTGATTCAGTTGGAACAAACAAACCTTTTAAGCTATCAACGATTGTTGAAGATGTAAATGGCTCGATTGTGCATGAACGGCGGCCATCACGTGGTGCGCCTTCAGAATCAAGGTAAGCGGCCGCAGTCAGGTAAGTAATCAAACCTGTTGGGGCAGTACCAGCGGTACCAACGATGTTAGCGGTATTGTTTTTAGCAGTTACCAAACCATCACGATCCATCCTATTCGCAACTGTTGCTATGGCCGGTTTCAAAATTCTGTCCGAAAACATATCCAGGCTTAATGCCAAATCTTGGGTTGTGAACTGGGTTGAAACTTGGAACTGTGTTGACAATGTAACTGGTACAGAAGTTTCATTGAAATCTTCAACTACCAAGTTAGGACCTACTGCACCTAGGAAACGGCCAGGACGGCGTACATTGACTGTTTGACCAATCTTTGCGCCTACCACGGCAAATTGATCATCATAGTTACGGTCAACTTGACCAGTAAATGTTAGTTCGTTTTCAAGAACCATCAACGCTTCGTTGGTGATCTTGCTGATTGTTAATAAATTATTACTCATGATAATTCCTTAAAAATTAAATTAGGTTTAACCTTATCTAATCTTCCCAGCTTGTCTAGCGGCTTTCCATTGTTGGTATGACATATCGTTGCCATCCATACCCACATCGGCTACACCACTTGTTGACCTTAAAGGACGAATAGGTTCAGGTGCTTTAGACTTCGCCGCAACAGTTTTCTTTTCCGCTACTGGGGTATCAGTCTTTTCAAACTGCACTTCCAGCTTCCCAATCAGTTTTAAAGCACTTGCAGTAGTCATGTTAGAAAGCTTTTCAGCTAATTCATCATTGCTGGCTAGTTCATATAGGATTCTTGGTCCTACATCACTTTCAACAATGGCATCACGAACCGTATCATTTACTGACATAGAACTTGATGACACCATAACTTCATAATCAGGTAATTCAGCTTTAGTTGCTTCTAGCTTTTGTTGCCAGGTCTTAATGACCGTTTCACGTTTAGCTTCAGCTTCTTTTTGCCTTATTTCCTGTTCACGCTTTGCCAATGCTTGTTCCGCTGACCATTCCGCTAATGCTTCTGCATATTCAAAGGCATCTTTGTAACTGTCAGGGGACGGCTTTTGATTGCTTACGGGTGCCTGTATAGGTGCCTGATTGCTTTCTCTTGCCGCTAAACGTTCTTCCAACTCCTTAACTTTGGCTTCCGCTTCTTTACGTTGCCTGGTTAATTCAGAAAAACGCTTTTCTAACTTTGGGTTTTGCTTCTTTTCTTCTGTTCCGGTCGCTTCATCTTCCGCTAATTCCGGTTCACTCTGTCCTTTTTCGGCCGCTGGCTCTACTGGAGTTTCCTCAACAGTAGCCGCAGTTGGGCTTTCTTCGGAAGCTAAACCTAATTTATCAGCATTAAAATCCGCTAAATTTTCACTTGTTACTATTGAACTAGCCTGTTTGGGCTGGTCCACTACTTGTGCTTCTGACATGGTTATTATCCCAAGAATTATCCCTATGAATACACCATAGGTAGTGTTGTAAAGCCATCTTAATACTAAATGTAGTGTTTTGCAACTACATCATTTGTTGTGGTGGTTGCCCTTGTTGCGGTTGTTGTTGTGGCGGTGGCGGCATCATTGCTTCCATATTATCAATAATGCTATTTGCCGCACGGTCCATGTAAACGCCTTGGTCTGCATTACGTGAAGCAATTTCTTGTTCCAATCTAGCAGTATCCATATGGCCAAGAATCAACTTCATCAATGCATCAATTTCAGTCTTGTTTTGGCTAGTGACTGACCGGGTATTTTGGTCATGTAACTTAACTTCTGCGGCCAATACTGCGCGGCGATCTTCACCAGTTTGACGTACTTGCTCAACGTCTTGGCGGTTCTTAATCATCATTTGTAATGCTTGGATTTGTTGTGCCATTTGTTGCATTTGTTGCTGGCTTTGTGCCAATTGCATTTGAACTTGTGGTGGAATTGGTGATTTTTCGTCAATTTGTGCCAATGGGTTCACCGATGCTAGGCGGTCTGCAATAATGTCTGCCCCTGG